TATTTGATTCACATTCATCTAATTCTATTTCAATATTTGAATTTTTTATTTTATTAATATTTGTAATATTATATAAAATTTTATTTTTATCATTATTCATTTTATCTAAATTATATTTTTCAATATCATTATTATTCCAAATAAATTGATCAAAACGTAATCTTAATATTATATCATAATCTACTTTATTATCATTTATATAATTTTCTAATAATTCATATCCTTTATATACATAAAAATATTGCTCAAAAATTTTTTTATAATGATATAAACTTTCATTTTTTAAATATTTATAACAATCACTATTATTATATAATGATTTTATAATGATTTTATTATCATGCATACTATAAATGCTATTTTTTATATTTTTATTAGAATCATTTATTTGTTTATAAATATTTTTATATACTTTTAATTCACTAATTTCATCAAAATTATATGTATTATTAATATAATACATTTTTGGATTATAATAATTTAAAATTTCTTTTATTTCATTATCTTGTGTTTCTAATTTACTATTTTCATATTCATTTTGTATTGAATTATTTTTGTCAATTGATAAAAATATATCCACATCATATTTTTTTTTTATTTTATAAATAAAATATTTACACATTGTCCACGATCTAACCTGTCCTGTTAAAATAATTGCTACTTTTTTCATTAAATAATATATTATTAATATTTTTAAATATTAATAATATATTATTTAATAAATACTTAATCAATAGCTAATTTTGATAATTGGGATATATAATTATATGTCTTTATAAAATTCTTTTTCCCAATCAATTAATGGTGACAACCAATCAGTTTCGCCATGTGTAGAAACAGCAGGAATACAAGAAACTACTGTTCGTTTATGTTTTTTATTAAGTTCTAGAAACATTTCAAAATCATATGGATGTTTGCCACCACAATATTTATTTATTATTGATAAATCTTCTTTTAATATCTTTAATTTAACAGCAAATGTCATACAACAACTATTTGTTATTTTCCAATGTCTATTTTCTGTTAAGATTACTCTTGTAATTCCACCACCACCTTTTATATATGGATTTGGACCCCCATCGCTATGATTTTTATATTTATCTAAATGATCATAACCAGATGAATAATCTCCTACTTGTAAACCCTCTAATATTATTTTGTCTGCATTTTCAGTATATAAATAATCATCTTCGGCAAAATATACTATTTCATTTATATCAAAGTTATTTAAAGAATAGTTTACAGCATACATAAAAGCTCCAGCATTAGATAATTGTGTTCTAAATATTTTATCATTATTTATATATTTTAATAAAAAATTGTATGTTTCATCACATACATTATCCGCAACAACATAAATAGTATATTTATTAAATATATTATAAAATCTTTTAAATACTTCTAATTTATTACAAACATAATCCGGTTTTTTTTATTATAACCACCATCACTTATTCTATAAAAAACAATCATATAATTTATTATAAATTAAAATTTTTAAATATTAATATAAAAATATAATATATAATGTCTATATCTATTGATATTAATGATGATATTAATTCTAACGATGATAACGGTGATATAAATGAAAATAATGAAAATAATGAAAATGATGAAAATAATGAAAATAATATAAAAAATAGAAAACAAAATAAAATAAAATCATATATTTGGGGTAAGCAACATGAAAAAATTTTAATAGAATGGGGCGATAAAGCTATTTGTTACAGTTGGCTTCATACAAGAGAACATCATTGTTATAACTTTAAAAACAGATGGTATACCATTCCTGTAATTATTATGAGCACATTAACCGGTACAGCAAATTTTGCCCAAGAAAGAATACCACAAGAATATGTTCCGTATTATACACTAGGTGTTGGTGCTATTAATATTTTAGCGGGAATTATAACAACTATACAACAGTTTTTAAAAATAACAGAATTAAATGAAGCTCATAGAGTTAGTGCTATTAGTTGGGATAAATTTTATAGAAATATTAAATTAGAATTATCAAAAGCACCATATGAAAGAATGCAATCTAATCAAATGCTTAAACATTCTAAAGAAGAATATAATAGACTTGTCGAAATTAGTCCATCTATTAGTAATAAAAGTATAAAAAAATTTAAAGAAAAATTTCAGGGAAACCCTATAAAAAATAAAATATTTTTAATAGAAAAACAAGAAAAATTTAAAGATTTAATAAAACCTGAAATTTGTGATATTATAGAAACTACTAAAAACTCTGTATATATTGAAGACCCCGAAGATAAAGCCAAACGTAATACACAAAGTGTTGTAGAATATGTAAAAAATAATAATGAGTTTAAACGTAAAACTATTATGGTAGAAGATTTTATCAAGTCATTTAATGAAAGATATAAAAGACAACCTAATATAGGAGAAATACATGACAATTTAAATAATAATATTGAAACAAATGAATTAAACAATATTATTAAAAGTCAAAGTCAAATCAAATAAAAAATAATTATACTTGCATAAAACTATTTGTATGTTCTTTATTTAAAAATATATTAAATAAATAAATTGCAATTGCCCATAATACAAATGGTAAATATGTTTCTAATGGTATAGAAAAAAATCGCCCTAATAAAGAAGCTATTGTTATTATACTAAATAATGCTACTGATGTTATTAAAAATTCATTCATTTATATATATTATATATTATATATAAGTATTAAATATTATATTTAGAATTATAATTATATATAAATATATAATTATAATTAATCATTTATTTTCTTTTATTATTAATGATGAATTTTCTTTTATTGGTCTGTTTTCTAATATAAATTTACTTACATCTTCGGTATCTATATTTGGATTATCTTCAAAATATGATAACAACATATTATTTAAAAAATCTTTATTTATTGTACCTTTTACTTTTGTTACTTTATGAACTAATCTTCCGCCCGTGACATCAAACATATCTATATTATTATTTTCCATTATCTTTATAACCATTTCTGATAATTTTTTTTTCTTTAATTTTAATTCTTTCATATGTGCTTGTAATTCATTTATCTTTTTATTTATACTCATCCATTCCTTAACATTATTTATTAATGTTTGTTTTTGTTCATTAGACATATTTAATAATATATAATTGTATTTATATATTATTAAAAATATTTTTATGTATTTTTTATTTATCTATATTTAGTAAAATTCTATCTATTAATTCATTCTTTGTTCCGGATACTTTACATTTATTATTTTTTAAAATCTCTCGTAACTCTTTTACCTTTTTATTTTTATATTCATTTCTTTTTTCAATATTTATGTTTTTTAATTTTTCCTCTTAAAAATAACTATATTTCGTATGCTTATTACAAAAAATACCATAATTTGTTATACAAGCGCTATCATTACAAAATGTTTTAGTTTTTTTATTATAATGTTCACATTTATTCAATATATAACAATTTTTTTTTGGAAAATTAACACCTATTATACTTTTTGTTTCATAATATTTATTAAAAGGGGGTAAAATACATTGACTCTTATTTCTACAATAAGGACATTTTATTTCATTTATTTTTAATTTAGCATTATCTAATATTTTTTTTGTTTTTTGTTGCTTTAATTCATTAAATAATGGCAAATAATTAAAACAATGATTACAATCTAATTTTATATGATTTTTTTCTAATTTTTCTCTCGTTATAAGACATATTTCATTTTCATTTTCGTCTTCATCTATATTATTTAATAAATCATAAAATTCTTTTTTATTCATTTATAAAAAATATTAATTTTTTTTTATATCTATTTTATATTATTAAAATGATTATACCACCAAATATATGGGGGCCAAATATTTGGTACATTGTACATGGAATTTCATATAAAATTTCTAATGAAAATTTTTTAAAATATAAAAATGAATTTATTGAACTTATTAAATTATTATTCACAAATCTTCCTTGTCCTGAATGCAGTAAAGATGCAACCGATAAACTTAATAAAACAAATTTCAATAATATATTATCAAAAGATGATATGATTAAATACTTATATGATTTTCATAATCATGTTAATAAAAAAACTAATAAACCCATCTTTATATATGAGGAAATGAATATATATCAAAAAATTAATTTAAATAATATTTATAATAATATTCTTATTATTTATAATAATAACACTAATATACCACAATTAATGTCTGAAAATTTTAAAACTAAACAAGCATATCCTAAAATTAAAAATCATCTAAATCTGTTTTTAAATATTATTTAAATACTTATTTTTTTTTTCTACATCTAAATTTTTGTGTACCCGCCTTACCACATTGTATATTATTTGTATTAAATTGTGTCATATAAGCTATCTCTCCATATCCACTTGATTCTAATAATAAATAATATATTATACCTATAAAACCACCACTAATTATTCCAAAAATTATTCCTGTTAAATTTGAACAATATCCTGATAATTCAACTGATATATTAATTACAATTAATATAATCATAAACATTAAAAATGCACTGTTTAATTCAGATGGTGTTGCAGTAATCATTGGGTATACCATAAAAGATAATGTAAATGATAAAATTGTTGTCACTAACGATGGACTGTTTAATACTTGTCCCATCTGTGTATTATCTCTCTGTGTAAATGGATATGGTAATACATTACATAATGGGGAAGCTAATGGACTTTGATATGATTTTACAAATCCTTTTAATAATGTATTTAATGTTGATAACATTATTACACCAAATAAATATATTATAGCTTTCATTGGTGTATTCGTTAAAATATTAGATATAACTATATAAAAACTTAATAGAAATGGTGTTAACAGCGATAAATATTTTAATAAATTACTGTATGTTAATGATATTGGTGGTATATTTGCCATATTATATTATGACATTATTATATTTTATTATTGTAAAAATATTATAATATTTATAAAAATATTATAATATTTTTTTTATAATACTTAAATAATTATATATTTTAATGCTTCATTAATATTTTGAACCTCATAAAAATCTATATTATCTAGTTTATCTTTATGTTTTTCATAAAATATTCTAAAATCTTTATTATTATCTTTTGGATATAAAAAACTAGTTACACCAGCTTTTAAACCGCCTAATATTTTTAATTCTAAACCACCTATCGCTGTTATATTTCCTTGTAGACAAATCTCTCCTGTTATAGCATAATTATTTTTTATTTTTTTATTTGTTAATAAACTATATAATACTAATGTTATTGCTGCTCCAGCAGATGGACCATCTTTTGGTGTAGCACCCTCGGGAACATGAATATGAATTCCTTGGAATTTATTTTGTTCAAATTCACTTAATAAAGAATTTAACCTATTTTTATTTATTAATGATATTGCTAAAGTTTTTGCTACTGCCATACTTTCCTTCATTATATCGCCTTGCATTCCTGTTAATTTTAAATCAAATAAAGTATTAGTCAAAAAATATTTTGCCTCTATATGTAATATACCTCCATTACCGTATGAATTCGCCCATAAACCATTAATTATACCTGTTTTTGGAATACTATTTATAGATAAAAATTTTATTGTATTTCTATCTTTTAATATATTATTCACTATATCGCGGGTCACTATATATGGTATATCGTATTTCTCCTTTTTTTTTAATAAATCCAAATTTATTGTAGATATTATTTCATATAAAATCTCTTTTAATTTTCTTACACCAGGTTCATTTGTATATTTTTCTATTAAATATATTATTATATTTTCATCTATGTTTATTATATTTTCTATTCCAAATTTTTTATATAATTCCGGTAATAAATATTTTTCACATATTATAATTTTATCATCTAATATTAAATTATCAAATTTAATACGATGTATTCTATCTAATAATATTTTATCTATCAAATCCACATCATTATATGAAAATATAAATAGTGCTTTCGATAAATCTAAATCAACATTTCCAAAATATTTATCCTGAAATATATCATTTTGTGTAGAATCTATTAAATGGGTTAATATTCCTATTATTTCTTTACCATGCTCTGTTCTACTTACTTTATCTAACTCGTCTATAAATATTATTGGATTCATACATTTTTTATCAATTAAAATATCTACTATTTTACCCCACGTTGAACCAACATATGTATAATTATGACCGTCTAAAATACTACCATTTGATGAACCACCTAATGCTATAAATGAAAATGGTCTAGAATCATTATTTATATCTTTTAAACAATTTGCTATTCCTTTTTTTGCCAATGTTGTTTTACCTAATCCAGGAGGACCTTCAAAACCAAAACAATAACCCGTTTTTTCACCATTAATCCATTGACCTAATACTCTTTCTATTTGTTTTTTTGCATTATTATGTCCATGAACAGCATTATCTAAAATTTTATTAAAATCAGTTATATATTCAATTACTTCATTATTTTTTTTTTGTATTTTATAAAATGTTCGCTCTAGTTTTATTAAATAACTATATATATCTTCTTGTATATTTCCTTCTATAAATACTAATATTTCTTTCAGTAATTCACTATTATTAATATTTTTATTTAAAAAATTATTCAATTCATCTTTTAGTAAATTTATATTCATATTTGCTTTTATTTTTATAGTATCTATTTTATATTTATTACATACTAAATTTATATTTCCTATTATTTGAATCAAATAATTTTTCTTTTTATTTAAATTATTTAAAATATACAATAATAAATTACTATATATCGGTTTAATATTTTCTTTTAAAATATTAATTATATTTATTATTTCCAATGAATTATATTCTTTATTACATAATAAATCCTTTATTAATAATATAAAACTTTTTATTTCGCTATTTGAAATATTATTTATATTTATATTATTTAATGGTTCTACTAATTTTATAAATAAATTGCTTATCTCTTGCTTTTTACCTAATATATATTCCTCTTTATAAATACCAAATGGAATCTTTAATAACCCATCCAAATATTGTCTAGCTTTCGAACCTGAATCTTCTGATTTCGATTTTATCTCTTTCAATTTTTGCATTGCCTTCTCTTTCACATTATCATTTGCCTTCATTAAACATATTTGTTGTTCTAGTGGTATCTTATTATTATCAAAATTAAATAATGTTGATGTATATTCTATTGTTTTATACATCGCATTCTTAAATTTCTTTTTATAATTATATGAAAAATTATCATATAATTTCTTTTGTTCTATTGAATAATCACCTGATAAATTATCATTAGATAACAAATCAAATAATAAATAAGATATATATTCAAATTCTATTTTATTATTATTCATTAATAAATTCAATATCATAGTTCTTTGACCGTACAAATCTAATCCTATAAATTCTTGAACTAACGTATTTAATGGTTTTTGTTCTATACTTATTTTTTGTGTCATTAAATGAATATATCTATTATATAATTCTTCACTATTATACACCAAATACTCCTTCAACGAAATATTTTCATAATAATTTAACCAAGTATCTTGAATAAATAATTCATTATTATCATTGTTAATATCTTTTATATAATTTTTTAAATCTCCCTTTGCATTTAATATAAAATTATTATCTATATTATTATAAAATAAATTATTTAATATACAATTTATACATAATGTCATTTTATTATCTTCACTGTGTATTATTAATTTAATACCATGAATTCGTAAATAATAATTTGTTGATGTACGCATCAAATCTAAACATTCAAACATGTTTGAATCCTCTATTAACATTTTATCATCTATCAATTTCGTTTTTACTATATTTTTTTTAACATGTGTTTTATTATTACTTTTATTTGTCCAATTTAAAATCTTATAGTTTATTGGATGTAAATACTTTTTTAATATCTCTAATTTATCTATTAATAATTTATCTGTAACATTTTTTTTTATAAAAGTTTTACCCAAACATATTGTAATTAATCTATTTAAATCATATACACCATAATTTTTTATTGTTGATGATAAATTATTATTTATATATTGTAAATCATTTACCGATAGTTCTATATTTGTTAACATCTTCGAAATATTCTCTAAATTTTCTATACAATTGTTATACTCATTTAAACTTATTATTTCTAATAATTTATATTGATTTATTCCATAATTTACATTTTCTATTGTTTCTTTATAAAAATTTATTTGTTCATTAAAATTATCCATTAGAAATATATTATTATATAATTTTATATATTAATATATTTAAATTATATTATCTCTTTTTTCAAAAATTGATTTATAAACATTTCATATATATATATTTATATATACTCTCATATACTTAATATGGGTATTCCTTTCTACTTCAGTTATCTTATTAAAAATCACCCTGATATTATGTACAAATTAAATACTATTCAAAATGTTAATAATCTTTTTATTGATGCTAATTCCATTATTTATGACTCGCTCGATTTTAAACAATTTACTAATACTAATGAATTTGAAACCATTATTATTCAAAATGTTATACAAAAAATTAATAATATTGTTAAACTCGTTAATCCCAATACTATTGTTTATATTGCTTTTGACGGTATACCTCCACTTGGTAAACTTAATCAGCAAAAAAATAGACGCTACAAAAATCATATTCAATCCGCTATTCTCAATAAAGAAATTATTTGGGATACTGCTAATATTACACCCGGAACTAATTTTATGAAACAACTTAACGTAAAATTAACACAATTTTACAATAATACGAAATCTAATATTAATTCTAATATTAAATATATTTTATCACTTTCTGATATTCACGGCGAAGGCGAACACAAACTTTTTGAATATATTCGCAATAACGTTACACATTACGATAATAATGTTATTTATGGTATGGATGCTGACCTTATTATGTTATCACTTAATCATATTAAAATTTGTAAACAAATTTATTTATATAGAGAAACTCCTCATTTTATTCAATCAATTGATAACAATTTTAATCCCGAAGAAAATTATATTATTGATATTTTTAAACTTGCTAACCAAATTTATAAAGAACTTGTATTTACTGATGATATTAATAATGTAAAAAATAATTTAGATAATCTATGTTTAAATGATGAACCCAACTGGCTCATTGAAGCCAGTATTGATATTTCATTAAATAATAATAATAATAATAATAATATTTTTACTTCCAAAATTAGTGATTATATATTTATTTGTTTCTTACTTGGTAATGACTTTTTACCACATTTTCCTGCTATCAATATTAGAACAAATGGTTTTACTATCATTTTAGAACTATATAAAAAATTATTCAATAAAAATAAAAATATTATTGAAAATAATGGTATTAATTGGAATAATTTTAAATTATTTATAAAAGAAATCGCTACAAATGAAGAAAATTTTATTAAATCTAATTATGCTATTAAAAATAAATGGAGCAAAAAAACATATTTAGAAACCGATGAAAAATTAAAAGAAAAAAAATATAACGAAATGCCTTGTTGGGAGAGAAATATTGAATTATTTATTAATCCTTATGAAAATCATTGGCAATTTCGATATTATTTATCTTTATTTCATACTAATATAGATGAAAATACAGAATATGTATCTAATGTTTGTACAAATTATTTAAAAACATTACAATGGACACTTAATTATTATTCTGAACATTGCACTAATTGGCAACATTATTATCAATATCATTATCCACCACTTTTATCTGATTTATATAAAAATATTCCTTACTTTAATAGCGAACTTATTTTAGAAGAAAATTATAATAATATTAATTATAATTTACTACTTGCTTATGTTTTACCTAAAAAAAGTTTAAAAATATTACCAAATGATATATATGTTCATTTATTAAATCGATATCCTGAATTTTATAAAGAAGATTATGATGTTGTTTATGCTTTTTGTAAATATTTTTGGGAAGGACATGTTGAATTTCCTAAAATTGATTTAACTAATCTCTCAAATATTATTAAATTTAATTATTAAAAAATTATTAAAATACTCAAAAATAATGAAAAAATTATTAAAATAAATTATTTATCTACCTTAACATATCTTAAACATCTTTCAAAAAAATCACGTAAAACATCATTATCACTCCCTATATGAGAATCATTTGGAGTATACCAAACATCCTTTTCGCCTTCATAATTATAATATGCTAATAATGATGGAATTCCAGTTACTTGTTTATGTTTTTTTAATTTCATATATAATTCTAATGAATCATCTATATCAATTGTTAAATATTTTATAGAATCTGGAAATTTTGCTTCGTATTCTTTACACATATTATCTATTAATTTACAAGGTCCACACCAATCCGCCGTAAATCTTATTAAAATCATTTCTTTTTCTTTTAACTCTTTTTGCTTTACAATTAATTGTTCTTGTGTTAGACCTTCATTTTCATTATTAGACATATTTAAATATATATAATTAAATATGTTTAAATTTTTTATTTTTATTTTATTTTTAATTTTTTAATTTTTTAATTTTTAATTTTTAATTTTTAATTTTTTAATTTTTTAATTTTTTAATTTTTTAATTTTTTAATTTTATTATTTATACATTTTTAGATGTATATAATCTATATATACATTGGTGGTTCCATTTGCAACTGATAAGAATCTTATTTTAAACCATCTACATTGTACCGGTTCCGATGATGATACTATCTTAATTTTGCCCAAGCTTGAGTTGCATAAAATGAAAGGAGAACCCACTTTTGGCAGGTTCTATGAGCGACTTGATACGAATGATGACATACTTCGATTGCACGGGAGTCCACGTGGTCGTTCTATCTTCGGTCCCGTTCAGGGGAAAGTTGTCTCCAACATCACTCCAATTTGTGATTCCACCAACGCCTAGCCACCCGGTGGTGTTATCTGTGTGGTCGGGATTTGTAACCGTGAGTTGGGTGTACGAGGGAACAACTCCAGTGGATGGTGGCGTGTTGCTTGTGTAAACTTCGATGTCTTTGATGGATGAGTTGCCGTGGGGGGCGCTTCCTTTCCAAATGGATATCACTCCACTTTGACGGAATCCACTCGTCCACGTATTGGCGGGTAATTCGAACACTAGATCGATGCCGTTCCCGCTGATACCGTAATTTGCACGCATGTCAACTTGTAAGCCTATGTACCCGTACGACTGGTGAAACGTGGAATCAAGAGCGTTAGCAAGAATGTACCATGGGTTTCCATTGAGGGCGTCGGTGTCGTTTTGATACGTTGCCGGCACAGGATTCGCTCCTGCCACGATTACATAGCCGGGGACAGAATTCGATGTCAGAGCGTCAACTTCTGTTTGAGTGAAAACTTTCCACTCGGTCGCGGTTATTGTACCCCCACTGTATGACGCTGGCCATATCCAACTCGTGGGAGGTGGCGGTGTTGGTGGTATTTGGTATTCACTCATGAATACATTACCATATTTTGTCAAACTATCGTCGTCTGTTCCATATGTGCGATTCTGCTCTCCGGGTGGGTGATAGTCCATCCTCATATATGAGCCTCCTGTATCTGCTTCAAACGCCACTTGGATTCCATAAACCTTATCTGCAGTAACGGAAATACTTCCACTTCGTTTTACAGCACCAGACCCGTCATTGGGGTTGTCCACTACGGTCGTTGTTGCACCTGTTTCAAGATCGTCTATCCAAATATTGCTCGATTTGTGCGACAGTGTCCAGAACTGCCAAGTGCCACTCACGTGAGGAATGAAGGTACCAGTCCAATTGTAACTGAAATGTTCTCCCTCCCCACCAGGTTTGAGTATGGTATGCACAACACTTGACGAACCCGATTTGGCATCTGGATTTGCAGTAAACCAGGTTCTGACATCATTGTGATTTCCTGTATACTTTTGCTCAAGGAGACCTGGCGGTCCGGCTGCAACATGTTCTGTTGCAGCCGATGTCGCGGAAACGTTAAATAATCTTTTTGCTGTTAAAATAAAATTATTATAACTTGTTTGATATACTATTTCACTTGATATTGTCATATTTGAACCATTAGATATATTGCTTGATACTTGTGATATATCTAAATTAATATAACTTGTATCTGTTTTAACAAAAGCAGTTGGTGCTACCCATGAAGCATCATAATATGTATCACTATCCGTATATACAATTAATTGGTCAAAATTATTAAATTGTGGATAATATTCTTTTGTTAAAGTATTTGGTTTTAATGATAATGATAAATTATTATCAATTATTTCTTCTGAATTTACTTTTAAATTCGCATTTTTACTTACTAAATTCTTATTTAAAAATATTTTACTATCTTTTATATTCATTCCTATTTTTCTGTTTATACTTAAACAAGTAGGTTGAGAAATTGTGTTTGATAAATCTCTAATATTATCATTTTGACTTGATAAATTATACCAATGTTTACCATCTAACGAATGATACAAAGAACTAGCATTTTGACTTTCATTTGAAGCCAACCAATATTTTCCATTAAATATTAAATTATTTATTGAACTATCTCCAATAATATTTATTGAAGCATCATTCCAATGAGTATTTGTTGAATTAATTTCATAATATTGAAATTTAGATTCTGTTTCATTACTTCTTAATATAATATAACCATCTGTATCTAATGATAAAATATTGTTTGAATCTGATTCTGAACTTAATTTTTTGTAATCATTTGTTTTTAATTGATTATTTAATAACCATGTACTTTTATTAGTCGCTAATAAATAATAATTTCCAACTTCTATAACATCATTAATATAAAATCTATAATCTGAATTATCTTGTTGATTTAATAAGCTTTTATTATTATTATTACTATTACTATGACTATTGTTTCCTGAATGTTTTATTTCTAAATTATTTGTATCTATATCATATGTAGCAACAAACATATAATTATAAGTTACATGTGATTTTCCAAATAAAACAAATTTATCCAATATTTCATTATATAATATTTTATTTATTGTATTATAATTACCATTAGCACTAAAATTTAATGGTGTATCTATATTTAAAGAATTATCCCAAGATTTACCATCTAATGAATAAAATAATCTATTATTTGAATCTGTTTTTTTATATGTTAAAATCCATTTATTATTATAACAACATAATTTTGCATTATCATTTATACTATCTGTTCCAAAGTTAATTGAACCATCATACCAATTAATCATATTTTCACTATAAATTAAATTGGCACTTGTATCATTATTATTACCAACTGCCACCCATAAATTACCACCCCAATGTATATCATATACTTTATTTAATTTATTATTTCCAATTTTATTATATTCTGTTCCATTTATTGTATAAAATAATGAATTTTGATTATTATCTTTATTACCTATTAATAATGGATGTTGAATTTCTAAATTATATTTTTTATCTGTACAAGCAATCGCTCTAATATCTTTATTTGATAATGATAGTTTCCATTTTATTCCATCTTCTGAGAAAAATAATTTATTATTACAATTAGCAAACCATACATCATTATTATTATAAATTAAATTACATGTTACTGGTATTTCATCTATTTTACCTTTTATCCAATTTATACCATCTTTTGAATATTTTACACAAGTTGTAGTAAATAATACCCAATAATTATTACAATAATATATATTTAATAAACTTTCATTTTGATTACCACTCTTAAATACCCAATCATTTCCATTAAATGAATAAATAAAACTTGAATCTGTTATACCTACAAACATATTATAATCACTTTCTATATTTATTATATTTTCACTATTTAATGAATATTTCCATACTTTACCATTATCTTCTGAATATTTAATATTATTATTATTAAACGCTACCAATACATTTTTATTACACACTAATTTTGATACATCCGCTAATGAATTTGATGAATTTATATATGTTATTCCATCATATGAATAAAATAATCCACTATTATCAGTTGTAGATTTACCACCTGCTATATACATTCCATTATTATCTTTTACATTATATTTTACTACATTAAATTCACTCAAAATATTTGATGTATCTATTATATTATTTGACCAACTATTACCATCGGACGAATAAAAATAATTATATGAACTGTCATGTTTACCAGATACAATCCATTTATTTCCTGAAAATACTGACGTTTTTGGTTCCAAATCTAATTTTCCATATGAAGGGTCTAATTTTAAATTAGATGAATTTATATTATAACTATTATATAAATACCCACTTACATCTACAAATAATGTTTTTTCTTTTGAAAATTCTATTGTATTATTTTCTGATTTTTTTTCGGCTATAGTTAAAAAGTTTGTACTTATATCATAATCATTTACATTAAAATTATTTTGTTTATTTATAAACCATGATTTTCCATCATAAGAATACATATTTTTTATAGTTATTTCTTGTGAATTATAATTATTTTTACCAACTGCTACAAACATATTTCCATCCCAAATTATATCATTACATTCATTTAATTGTGCTCTATAATTGTTATTTTTATTATACAAATTACTATCTCCTTTTGTTCCATTCGCATAATTCCATTTTAATCCATCATTTGAATATATAATTGGTAATTGATTTATAGATAAATCAGATTTCATTTTACCTCCTGCTACATATATTTTACCATTTGATGATAATGTTTTCAAATTAATATTATTAAATATTACATCATTATCATTATTTGACAAATCATTTTTATAAATTGTATTATTACTATATAGCAAAATATTATCTTTTGAAACTTCTATTAATGAAACATCATTAAAAATTTGATTACTATTATCACTATAATTGTTTATATCTACTTTATGTAATGAACTAGTTCCACCTACATAATATTTATTATCATATTTTTTTAAAGATAATAAAGTATCAGTACTTGTAAATTTATTAATCCAGTCATAACCATTATATGATTCATGTAATTTTGTAGAACTACAAACTATCCATTTCTTTAATTCTTTATCCCATATTATATCATTACAACTACTATCAATTATAACACCACTCCAATCTATACCATTATAAGATAATGCCGCATTATGTGTTGTGTCATGTTTTGATAAAGCAATAAAATAATACCCATTATAAGCTATTTTATCAATGCTATTTTGTAAAGCAATATCACATTGTTCAAAATCTTTTCCATCTTTTGAACCAAATAATAAATCATCACTTACATCACCAGTTAATCCTATCTGATTATCGGAACCAACTAAAAATCTTGTATTATTATTTTCAACATTTAAATAATACTTTCCATTATTTTTAAAATAATTTTCAGCATTTACAATTATATCTTTTTCACTTATATTTACATTTTCATTATATGTTAAAGAATTAGTATAATTATTTATATTTATATTTACAGTATCAAAACCTGTAGCTACATTATTCGATGAATTACCAGATGATGGTATATAGTTTTCTTTTAAATATGTATCTAATCCTGATTTTGATACTAAATAATTAGAAGTATTAGCAATAGAATCAATTAATAAACCGTCATTTATATCTTGTAAAGATAAATCAGAAAATGCTTTTATTTTATCTTTTGAATAATCTAAATTTGTAGATAAATCTCTTAAATCTGAACTATAATTAACATTGTTTCCACCAGATATTGTGTTTAATATATCTAATTCATTTACCGGTGTTAATTGTAATATTACTTTTGAAATATCTGTATTATAATTTAAAGATAATGAAGAATCAATATATTCGGGGTTACCGAAATTTACATTACATATATCTATATATTTTGTAAATGTATTATAAACATTGTTAATAGTAATTAATAAATTATTAGGATCTTCTTGTATTTCTGTTATATTCATATTTTGTATTCCTTTTGATTTACCACTAATATCAGCTTCTAATGTAGTTATACTTACATCATATGTTGTAAAGTTATTTGCAACACTTATATCTGTAACATCTATTGATATATCAGTTACCCATTTATTTGTATCATTTGTATCATTTTTAACATATTTCAAAAATGCCGTTTCATTATTTCCAGAAATCTCTATACCCATTATATCTGAAGTATTATCAAAAATAATTGTTTTAGAACTAATATCTTTTACTGTAGAATTTATAGATGTTATATTACCATTAACATTTAAATTAGCATAAATATTTAATGAACCATCGTTCGTCCCATAATTTTTAGGATCTATAATTATTGAACCATCATTATTATTGTTTAATATTTTTGTTAATTTATTTATTTTATTAATTGATATATCATTTTGATTATTTTCTACTATTATATTTCCTTGTATTATCATAGATAAATCTACATTATTATTTGAATCATTATTTGAACCATTTATATATAAATTATTTAAACTTATCTCATTCGCATTTACAATTGTGGATACTAATTCATTTGTTGTAGTCAAAGTATTTACACTTAAATCATCGATTTTTGAAATAGTATTTGATATATCTAATACTTTATCATTATTTATTATAATTTCATTTATTTTTGCTGTATTTTTTGATTCTAAATTTGTTAAATTTATTATATTTTCACTTGTTACATTTGATACATCTAATTGTTGTTTTATTAATATATTACTTGATTCCAATATAATACCATTCTCTATATTTTTTGTAGTTAGTTTTATTGTATTTATTGATGTATCAGCTAATGATTTTTTTAATTCATTATTAATATTTATTGTAGTATTATCTGATGTATTTAAACTATCTACTGTTAATGAGTTTAATACATTAATTTTATTTGATGAAAAAATATTTATATTAGCATATGAAACATCTATATTGCTTATATCCATATTGTTTTTTATTATTATTGTACCATTTTTCATTATTAAATTATCTGATATTTCTATTAATCCATTAGACATATCATCATATCTATCAAATTTTAATAATCTATCTTCTGTAGAATCATTATCAAAAATTTCAGGTTGTCCCTTGGTAATACTTAATCTACTGGTTCCAACAACTAATGTATTAGAGTTAATATGTATATCATTAAATATATTTGTTTCATTTCCTAAAGAAAATGTATCAGTTATTGTTGGTATTAAATTTCCATCTAATTTTAATCCCAATAATGAAACATCTATACTTACTGGTTTTAAAAATGATACATCATTAACAATTAAGTTTTTAATATTTAAACTATTATCAACTTCTACTGAACCAAATGATGCATCTTCTTTATTGTCAAGTTTTGGTAAAAATTGCTGTGGTTTAGAATTTAATTTATTATAAATATTAATATCACTTGAATCAGTATTGCCTATATATAACTCTTGTGTACTAAAACTATTATATCCACTTAAGTCAAAACCTATAATACCAGCACTAGTGTCTACATTTAAAACTTCACCATCGATAAAAAATTTAATATAATAAGATAATCCAGAAATATCCGATGTTTCTGGTAAATTTTTATCTAAAAATGTATTAGAATAAATATTATTTAATTGAATAGCCTTATTTATAGCATAACTTGTATCAATTGCTATTTCTGAAATATCAGAAGAAGAAATATTTTTTCTCATCAATTTTATAGATAAATTTTGACCTGCTACTTGTGATACTCTGTAATTTAAATTAACATTAACTAATATATTTGATTTATTACTTTTTGGTAATATATCTACTTTATAACCACTATCTGAAATATCTTCATATTCAGTCATCATATTTTCGACTATTTTTGAATTTAATTCTTCTGATAATTTATAACTATAATTGTTAAATGATATTGGTAAAAAAATATTTGAATTATCTGTTGATATTTTAGAACCTTCCAAAATAACATTACCATATACATTTAAATTATCCGATAAATCTATATTTTTAGTTTTAAATAAACCTTCGTCTATATTAAATGATAATTCATTTAATGGATTACTAAAAATTTTTAAATTACTTACATCATTTGTTACCGAGTTTTCTATTTTATTTAAATAAAATAACATTGATTTATTATTTTTACTAGCATCACCAAATTCTAATATGTTACTTGACATTATTATAATATTTAATAATATTATAATAATCTCATATATTATTATTTATTATATTATATTATTATCAATTAACTAATACTTAATGAAACGTTATTTGAATTGAATAATTTATTATTATTTATAATTTCTAAATTATTACTATTTAAATTATTATTTATTACTATTTGACTATCATAACATTCTGTACCTATTAATGAATTTGTACCTATACATTTAATTGATTTGCTACAAAATGTATTTGCTGTTTCTAAATATTCCCAATTTATACCATCATAAGAACATATGAATTTTTCACTACGTTTATGTATATTTCCATTAATATTTATATCATAATAGTTAAATTGTATTTCATTTACTAATCCAATTAACCATTTTTTACCTGTCCATTCTATACAACTTGCTTGCCCTGAAATATCAGTATTTGAAATGGATTGTGAACTCATATCACGATACGAATTTATATTTATATTTTCTGTACTATTTTTAACTACTATAAACATTTCGCCATTATATCCAAAACATTCTACATTATTTGCATCAAATAATACTTCTGTATTATATAAATTTGTATAATTATATAAATCTAATTTTTTTAATTTATTTGAATTACTTGTATCTATAAATAATAAATTATTTCCTGTTGTTAATATATTTCTACCTGAAGTATCTAATATAGTTTCCCAATTATTTAAATCTGTTGATTTATAAATTTTATCAGCACATAATATAAAATTATAATTATTATAAATAATTTTTAAATCATTTGTTACTGGTATAGATGTAACTAATTTATGATTCCATGTTTTACCATTATCTTTTGATTTTAAAACTCTCAAATCATTATTTTTGTTACCTGCTATAACCATTATATCATTTAATGAACTATCTTTACCACATGCAATACTATTTAACCCTGAAATATCATTTGGAAATGTTATATTTGTCCATTTAATTCCATCTTTTGACCATTTTATTTCTGAATTATTTGAATTATTTTTACCTATTGCTACCCAATTATTTCCATTCCATTTAATATCATTACATTCTTTTGAAAATACCCTCCCTAACCCTTTCCATTTATATAAATCATCACTATATATTAATGTATTTGTTGAACCATCACAACCAGCTATAATTGGATGTTGTAAATATATATTTGATTGTGATTTTGTACATCCTAGTTTCATAATAAAAGTATCTTGTAAAATAGTTCCATTATTAATATTATTCCAAATCTTTCCATTCTTTGAATAATATAATTTTTTTAAATTATTAGCTT